CCTTCTTCTCCTCGATCTGCGCGGAGGTCAAAATCCCGGTCGCGTAGACGTCGAACTTGTGGGGGCGGGGAAGGATCTTCCACGCATCGTCCTTGTGCCACGGAGTCCCCACGCATCGCATGAACTTCCCGGGGTCGAGAATGTTCATCTTGATTTCCATCAGGTTCTCGGCGGTCCTCTCCCTCTTGGCCCGCGAGAATCTGTCGTTGATGGAAATGGCGTCGTCCACCAGCACCACATCGTAGTGGGAGCCGGTCGGCACGGTGCCCACACCGTAGGCGTCGATCGATCCTTCCTTGGTGATCCGGGCATCGAAGCTCTGCGGTCGGGTGGCGTGGAACCAGAAGGCGGTGGCCCTGGCTGACGATGAGGGGCAGTTCGTTCACCTGATCTCCTACTCCTCGAAGTAAGACCATGTCGTTCTTCTATAACGCCACCAAGACCGAGGTGGCCGGGAAGCGTGCGACCAAGGCCAAGGCTTCCGTCCGGAAGGAGATCCCGATTGCCAGTCTCCGGCAGTTGGGCTGCTCGGTCTGCCCCAGGGACAAGGACGAGACCCTGAAGTCCCCGAAGATGAAGCCCAGTGGTACGAAGAAGCCCCTCGTCTATTTGCTGGGGACTGCTCCAAACGATGATGATGATGAAGCCGATATGCATTGGCAGGGCAGGATGGGGGATGAGCTGTACAAGCAGTTCGGGGAAGGCTTCATGGAGGCCAGCGTTCGTTCGAACTACATCCAGCAGTGCCGGGGGGAGCAATCGGTGGTCGAGGTCGAGTGCTGCCGCTCTCGGATCGAAGCCGATATCGAGGCAACGCGCCCCACAGTGATCGTTGGTGTTGGTGATGAGCCCCTGCGCTGGGCAACTGGGATCGACAAGACTGCCATCAACAGCCGCGGGACTTTCATAGTGGTGAAGATCGGCAATCACACCTGCTTCTATTACCCGATCCTCTACCCCAACTATCTGCACGCCAAGGGGAAGCGGAAGACCGAGTATGAGCTGACCTTCGCCCATGATGTGAAGGAGCTACAGACCTGGCTCCTCTTCGATCCGAAGCCCACCTACTACCCGGCCCCCTACGATATGGGGATCGAGCTGATCACCGGGCAGGAGCCAGGGGATATGGAGCGGCTGGAGCGGGCCTTGATCGAGATGTCGAGGGAGCCCCGATCTGCCGTCGATATTGAGACAAACGGGCTCCGGCCCTATATGCTCGATTCACCCCACATCTGGACAGCTGCCGTGGGCACGTTTAAACGAACCATAGCGTTCGCAATCGATCACCCCGACGGATGGGGTACAGAAGCCCGCCAAAACCGCGCCAGGGCCCTCCTAGGCTACTATCTGATCGCCTCTGGCCGGAAGGCAGCCCACAACCTGGCCTTCGAGCTGGAATGGTTTCTTTACTTCTTCGGCGAGAGATCCATCCGCCTGACCGAGTGGGATGACACCATGGCAATGGCCCACACCCTGGATGAGCGCCCAGGGACCAAGAGCCTCGATTACCAAACCCGGATCCGCTTCGGGTTCTGGTTGAAGGAGCAGAGCCGGGTCGATCCGGTCCGGATCCTTGAGTACCCGATCAAGGAGGCACTCCGCTACAACGGGCTCGATACCAAGTGGACCAACAAGCTCAGGGATCATTACGACCCGCTGATCTATCAGCCCCAGATCCCAGGCTACGAGTGGGAATACGAACGCAAGGTGAGGCTTGCCCCGACCCTGGCGTTGACTGAGGCTCTAGGGATGCCCATCGATCAGGCCTACGCCAAGAAGCAGGCAGATCGATTGAACGAGTCGGCCCGATCACTTGAGCTGAAGATCGACCGGTGCCCGGAGGTCAAGGAGTATCGATCTCGCTTCGGGCAGTTCAGCCCCACCAACTCCGATCACGTTCTCAAGCTGCTGAAGGAAGTCTGCCACCGGGATGAAGTCCGGGTGGTCGATCATCGGACGGAGGCTGTGAGCTGGACAACCAGCGAGGATGTGATATCGAAGATCCCGGCGAAGGAAGTCCCGAGCGTGGCCCTGATCCTTGAGCACCGCGGGGTGGCAAAGCTGCTGAGTACCTACGTAGCCCCGATCGTGAGCAGAAAGAACGTCTGCCATGATGGGCGGATCCGATCCAAGTACTCGTCGATGGTGGCCGTCACGGGTCGCCTGGCTGCTGAAGACCCAGCAGTTCAGAACTGGCCGGCTCGGAAGCACAAAGAGGTTCGGGGGATGGTGGCCGTAGATCAGGCTCGAGTCGAGCAGCTCCAACGGATGCTCCTGGCGGCCGACTATGGGCAGATCGAGTTCCGGGTGGTGGGGATGGCCAGCGAGGATCAGAACCTGGTACGGGCCTGCTGGACCGGGTATGATGTCCACAAGTTCTGGGCACAGCGGATGATCGCCATCTATGGCCAGATCAAGGATTGGATCCTCGACGAGTTCCCGGAGGTGAGCAAGGCCGAGGATGTTGATGCAGCCATCCTGAAGACCTTGAGGCAGGAGGCGAAGAACAAGTGGGTATTCCCTCAACTCTTCGGCTCCTCGATTCAAAGCTGCGCCGAGCAACTCCATCTGCCTGACTGGGTTGCCAACGATCTGAGTGAGGAATTCTGGGACGAGTTCCGGACCGTGAAGAAGTGGCAGGAGAAGCTGCTGGTCAGTTACGAAAAGAACCTCTACGTCGAGACCTTGAGTGGTCGCCGGCGTCGGGGGCCCATGACCAAGAACGAAGTAATCAACATGCCCATCCAGGGGACTGCCTGCGATATTGTGGTCACGGCCATGAGTTCGATCTCGGAGCGAGCCTTCATGGAAGGCAACTCCGAACTGCAGCCGATCTTCAATGGCCATGATGATCTGACCTACGAACTGTTCGAGGTCAACCTAGACCGGAATCTGCCGATCGTGGTAGAGGAAATGTGCCGCCATCGATTCGACTACATCAACGTGCCATTGGTGGTCGAGCTCAAGGCTGGTCACCAATGGCATAAGTTGCAGGAGATCGGGGTATATAGGAGTCATGAAGTGTTCAAGTTACCCAACCCTTACCAGGAGTAATCATGGCCCGTAAAGAAGCAGTCCTCTGGCGTATCCCCCTCAAAGCCGATTGGCCCAAGTACCTGAACCCCTACTTGCCGATGGCGGCCCGGGAGGGTCCAGGCTTCACGATCCCGATCATCGAAGATCGTTCCGAGGAGCTGGTCATACTGGCTGTCTACGGTGCCGATAAACGGGCAGGGTATATGACGGCTCTTAACCGAGCCAGGCAGATCGTGAAGGATCACAACGCCCCGATTCGTGACGCCTACTTCCGGATCGTCACCAAACGGCAAGCCACCAAACAACAACTGAAGGCCAACCATGCGCAAACAATTAACATCATCCCCGGCGATATCACCCGACACCTCCACCAGTTCGACTGAACCGCTTCACATCAAGTATCGGCCCCGCTCCTTCAAGGAGGTGATCGGCCAGGATGATGTGGTCAAGAGCCTGAAGTCTGCTCTGTCTGGGAAGGCCCGGCCGCACTCGTTCCTCTTTACCGGGGATTCAGGGACGGGCAAGACCACTCTTGCCAGGATCGTGGCCGGGCAGTTGGGTGTTGACCCGAACAACCTGATCGAAGTCGATGCCGCCACCAATAACGGGATCGACGTGATGCGGGACATCATGAGCCCGCTCCGCTATCACGGCTTCGGGGATACGCCGAACAAGGCCGTGATTCTTGACGAGGCCCACATGCTCACGAAGCAGGCGTGGGCCAGTCTGCTGAAGATCGTCGAGGAACCGCCTCCTCACGTTTTCTTCATGTTCTGTACCACTGATGCAGGGAAGGTGCCCGATAACATCGCCACGCGTTGTTTACGCTACTCCCTGAGGCTTCTGCGCCATGACGATCTGATGGATCTCCTGGAATCGATCTGCGAGGACGAAGACCTGAATACCCCACAGAAGATCCTGAGCATGGTTGCCCAGGCTTGCGGGGGATCCCCACGGATGGCCCTGGTGATGCTGGCCATGGTTCATGACTGCGATGACGAGGACGAGGCGGCCCGGCTCCTAGAGACCCCGATGGATAACAAGGAGATCATCGATCTCTGCCGCCAGCTGGTCAAGGGCGATCTGACCTGGCCGAGGCTGACCGCGACTCTGAAGGCCATGGGAGAGATGCCGGCGGAGAGCATCAGGATCGTGATCGTCAACTACCTGAACTCTTGCTTGATCGGGGCTCGTTCCGATAAGGATGCCATCCGGCTCCTCGACATGCTCGAATGCTTCACAAAGCCCGGCCAGCCCTCAGATAAGATGGCACCCCTCCTCCTGGCCTTCGGCCGCTTTATCTTCCCGTGATCGGGTATATCTTCAGGAGGAGGAAACCATGCCGATACTACTGGAAAACTTAGAAGCTCAAGAATACCAACGAACACCTGATGATCTACCGCGGCCTTTGTCTGCTCGGGATATTGATTTATCCCCTTTTTCTTTTGACATGATGGAACCCATGGCCGACGCCTGCCCTCGTTGCCAGGGCCACAACATGAAAGCTGGTGATTGGTGTTGCTGGGGCTTTTGCTATCGGTGCTATCTCGCAGAGGAAGAACGTAATGCCAACCTATGAACAATTCCGAGCAATGCTCCCGACCTGGAAGCATCGGCTCGATGATGAACTCGAAGTCCAGGCCCAGTTCATGGAGCAGATCGCATCCGAGGTGACAACCCGGAACTCGCGGGCGATTGAAGCCAAGGATGAACTGGCCCGGGTCGAGGCCAGGTTGACCGAGGATTACCGGGATGATGATCCCAAGGTGACCGTAGGAGCCCTGGCGGCGAAGATCAACCGAGACCCCGAACGGATCAGGGCTTGGCAGACCTACCAAGCTGCTCGCAGTGAGCATGAACGCTGGGCAGGGCTTCTGGAGGCCTGGCGCAACAAGGGCTACTCCATCAAGACCTTGGCCGATCTCTACTCGGCCCAATATTTCAGCTTGACGTCGGTAACTGGGGAGACCACAAGAATCAGAGTCAGATCCCACGAGGATCAAGAACAGGCCCGATCTGCCATGCGGGTGGCCCTCCGTCGGCCCTCACCAGATCCTGTGGTCAATGAAGCAAAGGGCAGCACGCCAACGCGAAGGAAGATAGTCGATGATTGATCAACTCCAATCATTCCTGCAATACACGGCATTAGGGGTCTTCGGACTCCTGGTGGTGTACCTGGCCGCTCGTCTTGTGACGGCGGCATATTTCAAGAGCAAGCAACAGCACGAAAGGCAAAACCATGGCTGACAGAAACGAAACCCGCGGGCGTTCCCGTGATCGGGATGATGAGGATCGACCCCGTGGTCGTGATCGTGGCGAGGACTCCGGCCGGGGTCGTGGTCGGGATCGCGACTCGGACGATGACCGGGGTTCTCGCGGTGGCCGCTCCTCGGGGCGTTCCTCCGGATACCAGTATCAGGCCCGGGATGACTCGGATGTTCGCCGTCGGGCGGATCAAGGGGCCAACGACTTCGACAAGATCCTGAAGCCCCATATCAAGATGTGGAAGCCCAACGATGGGGACAATCGGATTCGCATCATCCCGCCGACCTGGGACAAGGCCAAACATTTCGGCCTCGACATCTACATCCATTACGGCGTCGGGCCTGATCGGGCCTCCTACCTCTGCTTGCAGAAAATGCAGGGTGAAGCCGATCCGATCGCCGAGGAGCATGCCGAGGCAGTCAAGGATGGTGACGAAGACTACGCCAAGGAGATCGCGGCCAAGCATCGGGTCCTGGTCTACCTGATCGACCGGGACAACGAGAAGGACGGCGTCCAGGCGTGGGCCATGCCATCAGGGCCCGACCGCGATAGCGTCAAGGTCA